CATCACAAAAGATTTTAATGTCGGTGATGATTGTGTTTGCTGGTTGTACAAATGTAGCAATAGCGGGGCTATCACCTGCTGTGGTGTTTACAGTAACACCAGAAGCATAACCAACGTGCTTGATATATTTATTGGTAAAAATACCAGTAGAAGCAATAGATGAGGTTTCAGTTATCGCACCTGTAGTGCTGTTTTTGTTGATAACTTTAAAACCGTTTTCAGAGCGTACCGCTCCGTTAAAAGTAGTTACAGCCATTTCATTCTCCTGTCGTGGCTAATGTCAACCACCCAATGTGGTTGTCAGGACTTGCAGAAACTATAAACAAAAAAAGGGCGGCTCGCAAGCCGCCCTTTCGTAATACAATGTATTAAGCTCCAGGAGAACCAAACACACAACGCGGGTCAGACACCCCGAAGCTATAACGCTCACGGGCTTTGTAACGCACGTTACCTGTATCAAAATCGCCTTCCATAGCAGTTTGCATCGGTGTACGAACAAAATGCTTGAAGCCGTTTGGTGCATCCGTTTTAATGAAAAATGCATCTGTATCGGTTAGGAAGTGATTAACCACATAACCGTCAGGAAGCATACCCATATTGCGGACTGCATTGATGTCATTATCTGCTGTAGCTGGGCGCAGATTAGAAGCCATCAAACGCTCAGCAACAAACTGTAGCGCAGGGGGGATGATCATTTTCATACCGCGAAGAGCAATTTTAAGACCACGCTCATCAATGAAAGCTGAAATATCAATCAAGGATTGCTCGAGAGATGTTTCATTCAAATCAGCAGATGTAGTCAATTCGTTTTTAAAATTGCCACCCTGAGTAGTAGGATGATCCGTTGCACACAATTCCTTACCATCACCAAGCAGAAAGTTAGAGTCAAAAGCATTGTTTAAAACAGATGCTGCTTTGACTTGCTTAGTATTAGCCATGGAACGCGCCAGCGCACGAGTATAACGAGAACTGAGCTTGTCATAAAGATTATCTTCAACAGCTTCCTCAGTAATCGAAAATGCAAGTGCAATGGTTTCATGTGTGTAACGAGCTGTAAATGATTCGTTTGCAATATCAAATGATACTGCTGCACCCTCTTGTTTAGTGGGGGCGGCTCCGAATCCAGCCAGCATTACTTCTTCTTCAAACGCACGATCTGAATTTTCTTGATCATAGATCTCAGAATGTTCATTATCGTAACGGTCATACTCCAAACCGAACAGGGCATTAAGTCCTGGCTCTAGTTCTTTAAGGAGTTGGGATCTTGCAATAGCCATATCTAATTACTCCCTATATGCCAGTGGTGTCAGTATGGAAAGGAAGATTCAATTTAACTAAGAACACTACGCCAGCAGCAGTAACGTCAATTTCGTCAAATGAATCTTTAATGCCCACTACACGGAAATTATCCGTAGCAGTAGTAGCACCCGCAGAAGCGACAGAAAGCTCACCGATAGAATTACCAGTAGAACCGTTTTCTGAACCAAACCCTGCACCTTCAGCGTTTCCATGAATCAAAGCAGTTGCCGTTGCAATATTAGTCAACGTAGCATCTCCCTGGATTTCATACACTTGATGGGGGTTATCGTAAACGAAAACCCGCGCTTGGGTGCCAGACTTCAAAGAAGCAGTTCCCGGATAGTGGTTAGAAAAAGTTGGAGTACCATCAAGAGCGATGTACTCACATCCACCCATAACACCTAGGATAGCAACGCTACCGCCGTCAGCTGCGCTTACATCTACAAGTCCGTTAGTCAGGGGAATAACCATGTCACCTTGGTAGATGGCAGAGCTAGATCCTGCTGTAGCAGATACTTGTACGAGGTAAGAAGTCAAACCGTTGGAGTTCGCCGCGCTACCTAGAAGGTTGTGTGGACGTAATCCAAATGGTCCATCAATATTTGATCCGGCCATAATAAAGTCCTTCCTTCATTACTCAGAGCCTCCTTTGGCTCCGAAAGTTACACGAGATTGCCGTTCATTATGAATCGGCATTGAACTATGCTGTTCTCTCATTAAATCATTATCGACCGCAATCATCTGATCAGCTGTCTTTTGCTTGTAGTGATCATCACGTTCTTGCTTTGACTCAATAGGGAAACGAGCTAAAATAAGTCCACCGACACCAATAACTCCTGCATGTTTACCATCTTGAATGGTAGGAGCTTGAAAATCAGGGTACTCATCGGCGCGAACTAATTCAAAGCCTTCGCGGAGGCGAGCTGAAAGGTTTTTACTATCATCATAGCCCATGACAGAATCACGGATCCAACGATGAGTATACCCCTCAGGGGGAGGTGGGGCGTCCAACGTAGACGGGGGTTGCCAAGGTTTACGGCGCGTGTCTTTTTCACGAGTAGCAGTTGTGCGTGGGGTACGATCCATGATCTATTCCTTCACGATTGTAAGCGAGCAAGTTGCTTCGCGTATTGTTCATAAGATACACCTAATTTATCTGCGATTGCAACCTGAGAAGGTGATAATTTGATTTTTTTATTAGAAGGTTTTCCAGAAGAACGTGTTGCACCCGCAACAGGTGCTCTAGCAGAAGACCTATTATCTTGTTGAAATTTATGAGGAAACTCCTCTCGGATACGTTTATCCAGCTCTTGGTAATACTCATCTGAGCTAGGGTCAAAATATTCGTTTTCTACAAGGCTTTTATGAATAGAAAAAGCTGTAAGAGTCATAGGCTCATTTTCACCGAACCACGAATTACGCTCTGCCCATGACCTTGCTTTAGGGTCTGGCTGATTAGTAGGCTGTGGTTGTGCTTGTGGTTGAGGCTGTGGTGGAGCAGCTTTCCGTTGTTCTAATTGATGTTTAGCTACATTTAACCGCTCTGATTCAATAGCTAATTTTGCTATGGATTTTTGAGCTTCTATTTGTGCATCAACATCACCTAAATTAATAGCATCAGATAATTTCTTTTTGAGACCATCTTCTTGTGATGTAACTCTTTGGTCATACTCATTTAGGTACGATTCATCAATTTGAGAGCTGCGTTTCGCAAGCTCTTCATTTTGCTTTTGAACAGATTGAGCATATTCAGTAGCTGCTTTTTCACGACGCTCAGCTTCCCGCATTTTGTAGGTGAGCTTTTCAATACGCTTTTTGACTTTGTCGCTGTAACCTTCGAGGTCTTCGTCTGAGGTTTCTTCGACGGTGTTTTCTTCATTTTCTTCCCCGACAGATACTTGGGTGCTTTCAACTTCTTTTTCTGTGTCATTTTCCAATTCCACTTCTACAACATCTTCTTCTATTTGTTTTGCTTCAGGCATAAGATACACTCCTATGTGTGGATAATGTCTTCGGGATTATTGATTGTAGCTAAAATTTCATCATCGTTTAGCAAACGAACTTCACCGCCATCTATTTTAAAGCGGCTACCAGCATACCGACCAAAAATAACCCAATCACCTTCTTTACACCAAGGCTTCCAATTTTCTGTTGGGTCATTGGCATTGCCAAACTTTACAGGGTCTTTATATGCAAGCGGACCGACTTTTACTACATAACCGCAAACAGTAGCTAATGCTTCACGGTCTACAGTAGAATCGGGTATGTAAATACCTCCTGCTGTTTTACCTTTGCCACGGTAAGGCAGAATAAGAATACGCCAACCAGAAGGTTCTGGAAGTTTTTCCTTAGCGGTAATTTTATCAGGGGAAGTTTCTTTTTCGGCAGATCTTTGAGCAGCTTTTGCATACCGCTCTGGAACTAATAGAGTTTTACTCATGTTCTATCCTTTTTAGCAGGAGCTCTAACTCCTGTTGTATGTTGGCAAGTTCTGCAAGCCTAGCTCGCAGTTCCTGAAATGCGGCAAAATCTTTTACCTGACCTTCTACTAATTGGTCAGTAAGTGTCTTCTGCCGTTCAAGTAGTATATTAAGGAGTTTTTCGTGTATGTAAAGGGTAGACATCTATGCTTTACGAACTTTCTTGCGTTTTTTAGCTGTTTTAGCTGCATTTTTAAAATCTGCTGCTGAGGGTGCTCCTGCTTGTCCAGGTTTACGCATAGGTTTACCGCTCGCCCTTCTCTTTGCTATGTTTGCGTATAAACTCATTTTTTAAAGCCTTTCAATCCACGGATCCCAAAACTTGCACCAATACTTGCATACATAGCCCATTGAAACCATTCAGGTGTATTAGACAATGCCGCAAAACCTTCTTGAACATAAGGCTGAGTAAAAGGAATAAAACACATTGCAATAATTATAATAAACAAAATTGTCCATGCTTCATCTTTCCAGCTATTATCACTGGCCTGTGCCATAATTTTTTCCCAGCCAGCTTCATGTGTCGCGGCTGTAACCATAACCTGTGCTTCTGCTTCAGCGCGAGCTTTCGCTACTGCACCTTTAGCTTTAGTTTGCTCAACTTTAGATTCCATCCAGCTACCAGCTAGGTTTGCTATTGGACCTATAAGTGCCTGTATCATTTTGGCATCCTCATCAATGTTTCAATTTTAGCAATGCGTAACTCAAGTTCTCGCACACGTTGAATGTTAGCTTTTACTGACTCAGGCGGTTTCCATTCATCTATCCAATCATCGTTTTCTTGGATTTCTTCCCAGTGCATTTTTTGTTCATGCTCTAAAAAAGCCAGCCGTTCAGTAATCCCAAAATAGCCCCAAACAGATACACCTGTAAAAGCAATCAAGGCTATTAAATTTTTAAGCGGGATAGTAAATTCGCTACCCTCATTTAATTTATTCGCCATTAGTATAGCTCCTTGTTTGCAGCTACCTTAACAGGTTTACAATAAGCTGTTGCTCTGTGCTTGGCAGGGACACCACTTAAACTTCCGTAATTACCATATCTTTTAGTTATCTGGGATGCAAAATAATTACAATCTGTAACAGATCTAAAATACATATCTTGACTCTGCACTTTGCCGCCTAATATAACTACCAATAAAAACGCATGAATCATTCTTTAGACTTTTTATCTGCGTAAGCATTTGCTCCGAAATAAGCCGCAACGAGTGCGCTGTTCGCGACAAAATAAGTAGGCGCAATATCTGTAATCATTGTTGCTGCATTTTCATAACCAAGCATTGAAGTGATTAGTATAGCGGCGGGATAATTCAATGTGCCAAATAAAGCAAACCACGTCATATATCGCATACTATCACGACGTGCATCAGCATCTTCTAACTCTCTGCGTTTAAACTCCAAAGCCATAGAAATTTCATCATCGCAAAGAGTATCATCATTATTTGTATCAAGATGCTGATAGGCACTATCTTTTTGAAGCTTTTTCTGAGCCACTAAAATACGCCTTTAAAATTCATCCCCGCAATAGCTGCACCACCACCTCTAGCTCTTGGGCTTTTTGCTACCTCACCAGTTTCAGGTGAACCTTTACTGCGTTTTACAGGTTTAGTGGTTTTTCTACCCATTGCTTCCATAAGGTCAAACTCTAATATTTCAATTTTATCTGGGTCTGTTTCACTAGCTAACATTTCTTTTAACTCTTTTACTCGTGTATTTTTAGTCATTTTACTCTCCTTAAAATTTTGGACCTGAAGCAATACCTGTATTTGCTCCATACGAACCAGCTATACTACCTTTTCCTACCACACTTTCAGATCTAGCAGTATCTGGTGCAGAAGGATTTGTAGTAGAACCAATTCCCATTTTACCAGCAATCGTATTGGCTAAACCAACAATACCCGAAACAGTATTACTTGCACCCATTAATCCAGGAACAGCTGAAAAAGCACCTAGAGGCGTATTCTTTCCAGGAATAGCCATATTTGTTACATTTTCTAGAAATCCTATATTAGGGTCATACCCTATCAAACCAGCTATTCCAGCTAACCCACTGTTTTGTCCAGGACCATATTGATCCATAAAACCCGCAACTTCAGGGGATTCCATATCAACACTAATACCGAAACTCTCAGGATTGCCAAATCGACCAGCCATTATCCCCGCTGCAATAACATTCTGAGCTTTAGAAGAAAAGGGATCTAAACCAGCAGCAATCGCAGCATTAACACCAGCTATTAAACCCCTTTCAGTAGCAGTACCTTCGGTAGAGCTTCCCGTAGGACCTCCATATTGGTTGCCTTCAGTAGGACTTCCGGGACCATCTTGACGACCTTCTCCCGTCCCGCCTGAAGTACTTCCAGGACCATATCCCGCAGCATCTGCAATACCAGTATTATCTTGGCCTTCGCCCATACCTTCGCTAGAATTATCATTATTTCCATTTCCAGGACTACCGCCAGCAGGACCACCAGTATCTGCCATTAGCCCCTCCCCTTATTAGCTGTACGTTGCATAGCAATTTGCGCTCGCATAGCAGCTATATCTTCTGTACTGCCAATACGCTCACGTTGGATTGCAGCTTGCTCTTGAGCTTTACGCTTATTAAATTCAAGCTCCATTTGCTCTTGTTGGGCATCTTGCATTTGGTCTTGTTGCTTTAACTGTAACTCTTGTTGTTTTAATTCAACTAAGGGGTCTTGTCTTTGAGCACCAAGAACCTGTGCTTCTTCTTGCAAGTAAGCAGTCATCAGCTCAGCTTCTATTTCATCCATTCTGTTTTGCATCATTTCAGGAGGTATTTCTTGCCCCTGTTGCTGCATAGCTTGCATCTCTTGTTGTGCAACCATCTGCCCTTTTAAACTTAGATGCTCGAATATATGTGTTTGCAAAATCTGCATAGCTGCAGGATTACCTTTTACTGTCATACTCTGCATAAAAGCTAAATGCGTTTGTATATGTGCATCATGGTTTTGTTCTGGGAAAGCCTTCAATTGCTGTTTACCAACTAAAGCCATTTGCAATTTACCATTTTCTGTAATCGCATTTGTAGGCTGTGGTTGTTGTGGGGGTGTTAATATCTGCTCAATATTATCTACACCCAAAGCACTATACATCCTACGATATGCTTCATAAGTATTATGCATTTGTGGATTAGCTTGCGCTAATTTTAACTGCTCTGCTGCTAAACTCACACGCTGAGACATACTGAAAATATTAGGGTTAGCTACAGGTACAATATCCACACGACCATCAAAATCCTGTGCTTTCAAACCTTGCTGATTACCTGTGATATTGTACAAATAATCACTGCCATCTGCGCCTATAATCTCAGCAAGCAATTTAAATTCTTGCTTCATAGCATTGTACAAACGCTTATGCACCGCAGACATAATACGACTGCCACGTTCCATAAGCGCAACTGTTGTACCTACAGGCATTTCAGTATTCTGTATATTACCTGTACCTATATCTGTTGTGCCTACAAATTTCTGTGCCGCCTGTACTACAAAACCAAGCAGCTGAAACAGAGTCGCGCTCGGCTCTTTATAGGGCAGAGGTAAGAGTGAGCCGCGAAGCTCCGTTCCAACAACATCGACATCCCGCCATTCTCCAGGCTGAAGGGGCTGGTCATCATCTCGTATACGTAATCCTCTTGCTTTAAATCCAGCTGGCATATTAGATAAAGTGCCAGCATCAATTAACTGCCGTAGATTAGCTGTAGCTGTGCGTGATAGATTACCAAGTAAATGGATTAAACCATTACCATAGAATCCAAGTCCAGGAGTAAACATATAATGGATAAAATATTGTTTTTTCCGCTTAAATGCATCATTTTCAGCATAATTACGGTACACAGACAAAACTTCACCCGAATCAGAAGATACCGTCACAATGTACGGCAGTTTTATACCTGTTGGCTCACCTTCAGCATCTTTATCCGCAAAATCTTCTAAATCTAAATAACAATGGCACTCATAAAGGGTTAATTCTTCATATGAACCTGATTGTTCTAAGCCTGAAAGCTCTTCTTTAGCCTCTTTCAGCTCATCATACTCACCTTCTCCAGGACTTATCTCTAAATCACGGTAGAAACCATTCACCTGTAACTTGCGTAATTCATTTTCGGACATACGAATGATGTGTGTAACACGTTCACATGAGGCTAAATCAGTAGCATTGTATGGAACTAGCAAATCTTCTGCTTGTACAAATTTACTTACCTGTCTGCCAAGCTGCGGATCAGGGTAAACCTTCTTAAATGCACTACCACATAGCCCTAAATAGTATAACATCTGGTCAAATTCAGAATCATACTCTTCCATAACATGCAAAAGCTGGTAATTCATCTCAGTTTTTATACGTTCTGACTGTTTTTCTAATTCTGGTGTTGTATCACCCAAGACTTGTGTGCGGACAGGACCACTCGGGGGTAATAATTCTTTATAGGCTTGGCTTTGGAATTGGCTAACTGCTTCATTCAGCATTGGGTGTATAACACCAGTAGCTCCTTGGAATGGTTCTGTACGGTTCTCATACTTAACACCAAGTAAATCTAAACCTTTTGTATAAACATTTAACCATTCATTACGCGAACTCTTATCTTCATCTACTTTTTCAAGTATCATACTAGATATACCTGTAAGTTCATCTTCATCGATAAACTCAGCAAGGTTATCCATAAAAGCAGCTTCACCCTTATCTTCCGCATCAGGCTCGGCAAACTCTACTGAACCATCTTCCATTGTTGACATTTCCATACCATCAAAAGAAGGTTCAGGGGCAGTCGTCGGTAATTCTATTTCTAATGGGTCTGACTCTAATTGCTGACCAACCAATGTAAATTCACGCTCAACATTATTATAAGGGCTAGGTTGTTTTGCCATCAGTTTTACCTCCCTGTATAACTCGGAGCATTGGGGCTGGCTTATCTTCTAAACTATTTAGAACAATCTCAAGGAGTTTTTTCAACTCCTCAATTCTATCCGTAGTAGGAGTTCGTTCTTGGCGGTACATCGACATGGTCGTTATAATCCTCTGGGTGCTGTATAAACCCACCTTCGCGGAAACGTCGGAGAGCCTGTGTTACTGTATCAACAAAATCATCATTTTCACCAACCGGAAATGAAGCACACTCTTCTATCACTTCCTCTGCCCATCTAGTATCTGGAGCCCATACTAACCCACTTTCTAGGATTGGCGCAATGGAGTTTACACGAGTATATTTATCATTACCTCTACTCGGGGAATAATTCTGCACAGGAATACCCATACTACGCAATTCTTGCGTCAGCGGCATACCAGTCGCTTTTGCCTCAATAATCACACATTCAGGCTCCCAATAATCATATTCTTCTTTTGCAATACGCTTTAAATCAGGGAAATCCCATCTACCTCTCCGCGCATCTACTAGAATAATGTTGGGTGGTTCGCCCTCAACTGGATAAAATACACCCCATGTGGTTATCGCACTATAATCAGCATTCTCCTTTTTACTAAATGCTGTATCATAACTCTGCATAACATAACTTAATTTAGGGATATCTTCTTTTTTCCACTGATTCCACCACTCACGTTTTAAAATAGCAGTCGTCTCACTTGTAGGATTCTGCTGCCATTGTGCTTCCCATTTACCTACTGATAATGAAGCTTTAACTTTTAATAATTCTTCTTTTTTCCAAAACTCAGGCCATAGCACTTTATGACCATCATCAGCATTTTTATCTTCTAATAATGCTGGAAACTCTACCACTTCCCATTGGTCAGCTAATACATCTCGCGCTTGCTGCTTTAATAATTTGCCAGTCAAATCAATCTCTGACCAACGCGTCATCACAATTACAATCGCTCCTCCAGGCTGAAGTCTTTGCCGTGGACCAGATGTATACCACTCATAGGCATTCTCTAATGCGGCGGGTGACATCGCATCTTGTTCAGAGTGCGGGTCATCAATAATCATTAAATCCGCACCACGGCCTGTAATCGCTCCACCTACACCAGCCGCAAAATATTCACCACCAGCATGGGTCTCCCATCTACCAGCCGCACTACTATCCTGCCGTA